TCGGATTACAATCGAAACGGATACATGATCGTAGATGATCATGGATATGATGAACTTTATGTAATCAAACAACATACCTCCGTTTTGATGGAGGATGAAATAAATATTGATACTAATAAAGTTAATTCAACAGCTTCTTTGACTAAGGCATTCAAAAAATTTCAGAAAGGAAAATTAGAAAAAAGGATAATGCTTCAAAGATTTGCGGAAATGGTTGCTTAATGCAAGTTTGTTTTATAACAATTTCAACTGGTTATAAGGAACACATTGATATTATTGATAATCAAATATGTTGCCATGTTGCGCTATAAATGGTATAATATATATAGAGAATAAAAAAAGACCAGCGACAACTGCTGAAGCGAAGAGTTGGGTGGGATGGCGGTAAACAAACAATAATAATAACGAGAGAGGTTATATGATGAATAAGGAAGAATTAGTAGAAACTTGGAAATCCAAGCACGGTGTACAAACGATTTTAGATCGTTCACAAGTAAATGTAGTAGCTGATGAAAGTGGTAATCCAGAACCAAATCAGAATTTTCTGGGAAAACTTAGAGTAGGTCGAAATCAGTTTTCAATTGCAAATTATGGAAAGAACATGACAGCTCCTGTAGCAAAATGGGGAGATAAATATCGCAAACCGAAAGCGCTTAAAGATGTGAAGATCGTCCAGCACGATACCACAATCAAGAAAGTAGATGAAAACATCTCTTTCGTTCCAGAAAAAGATCCCAATTATATTAAAGCAGGATATTACAAAGAACTAGTTCAGATATTTAAATCTGGAATGTTCGTGCCTTCTTTTATTACCGGCTTGTCCGGAATGGGTAAAACCAAGGAAGTTTTTGAAGCCGCGGCTAGTACAAAGCGCGAATTAATTCGTGTCAATATTACAATTGAAACAGATGAAGATGACCTTCTCGGTCATTATATTTTAAAAGACGGGGAAACCATCTGGGAAGACGGGCCAGTTATTGTCGCAATGGAAAGAGGCGCACTGCTTCTTCTTGACGAAATTGATCTTGCATCTAATAAGATTATGTGTCTCCAACCTGTACTTGAAGGCGGAAGTATTTTCTTGAAAAAGATTAATCGTCTTGTAAAGCCTGAAGCTGGATTCAACATTGTCGCAACTGCCAATACAAAAGGTAAGGGTAATGACGATGGCCGGTTTATCGGAGCCAACATTCTTAATGAAGCTTTTCTTGATCGTTTTCCAATTACATTCGAACAAGATTATCCCCCTACCGCCGTTGAAAAGAAAATTGTTTCTAGAATTCTTAAAAACCACGGTGTTGTAGATTCAGACTTTGTTAATCATCTTTGTCAGTGGACAGATGTTATCCGCCGGACCTTTGCTGACGGGGGAATAGATGAAATTATTTCTACTCGTCGTTTGATAAACATTGTTACTTCTTATATGATATTTCAAAATAAAGAAAAAGCGATCGAATTTTCGATCAACCGGTTTGATGATGATACCAAAACAGGATTTATGGATCTCTGGACTAAAGTAGACCCTAATGCAGTTCCTGATGAACCTGAAGCATCTGGTGAAGGTGAATCAGAAGCGTCGGGAGATATGCCATATTGATTGTCTACATAACCATTATTCACAAAATAAAATAATTTAATCCTTGACATTATTTACATTATCAGCTATAATTATTAAATAGTTGATAATGTTTTTTGTATTTTGTTAATGATGAGAAAAAGGAAATGATGCAAATTGAAGTACCTATAGCAGATTTAAGAAAGAAAAAAATATTTGTTGCTACACCAATGTATGCGGGCATGTGTAGTGGAATGTATACAAAAGCTTGTTGCGACTTAGCAACCACCGCTACCAAATATCAAATAGATTTAAAGTTCTTTTATCTTTTTAACGAATCCCTAATTACAAGAGCGCGAAATTATTGTGTCGATGAATTTTTGAGATCAGATTATACTCATCTCATGTTCATTGATGCAGATATTTGTTTCGATCCGAATTATGTTTTAACATTAGCTGCTCTATGTGATGAAACTAAACCAATTGTTGGAGGAATATATCCTAAGAAGTGTATTGCTTGGGAAAAAGTTCGTAATGCTGTTGATAAAGGTTTAGCTGATGATAATCCTATGCTTCTTGAAAAGTTTACAGGAGATTTTGTTTTCAATCCAACTGGTGGAACTCAAACAATATCTTTATCTGAGCCAGTTGAAGCATTAGAAATAGGAACAGGATTTATGATGATACGTAGAGAAGCGTTAGATGAATTCGCAAAAGCTTATCCTAAATTTCGATATAAACCCGATCATAATCGATCAGACCATTTCGATGGTTCCAGATATATTCATGCTTTTTTTGATACCATTATTGATAATGATCAATGGATGGGCGAAGGAAATTCTGAAAACTCAGATCGTTATCTATCTGAAGATTATATGTTCTGTCAATTAGCACATAAAATTGGAATTAAAACCTTTCTATGTCCTTGGATGAAATTACAACATATTGGAACATATGTGTTTAATGGTAATCTTCCTGATATGGGAGCCTTAGAATACGCAGCCCATGGATATGATACTGAAAGTCGACCCTTTCTTGAGGACCGAAAAAAGAAATTAGAATCAAAAGGAATGAGCAGAAAAGACAGAAGAGCTCTTGCCAAAGAAAAACGGAAGGATTCTAAAAAGAAGGACAAACCTGATCATACGGAGAGTCCTAATCACCTATAGGAAATATAATGATTATACATAATGATACTATTGAAACATTAAAAAACTTCGCTGAGATTAATCAGAGCTTGATTATTGAAGCAGGAGATACGATAAAGACAGTTAGTGAACAAACAAACGTTTTAGCAAAGGCTAAACTTGGTCAAAGCTTTCCTCAGGATTTTGCTATATATGATTTGAATAAATTTTTAGGAGTTCTTTCATTATTTGCAGAACCTCAATTTGATTTCAGTGAAAAATCAATAAAAATACAATCAAGTGTTGACGCTAATAATTTCGTCGCAGGTGATTCCGTAGCTGAATATCAATTTGCAAATATGAGTTTATTTGAAAACGAGAGAAAGATCCTAGCAAAAGATATAAATTTACCGTCTGAAGAAGCTGTTTTTAGATTAGAAGAAAAATATCTTAGTTCCATAATGAGAGCAGCAGCGGTAATGAGTCTCCCAGAAATTGCAGTTGTAGCAAATGACGGGAAACTTAAAATACAAGCAATAGAAGCTAAAACATCTATTGATAGTTATGCAGTTGAATTAGGAGTTTCAACTTCTAATTTCAAAATGATTTTTAAAATAGAAAATCTTAAACTTATGAGGGGGTCTTATGATGTTAAGATATCAGACAAAGGATTAGGGCATTTTAAAAATATAGATCGAGATCTAGAATATTGGATTGCAACTGAACAAACATCTTGAAATTATGACAAAAAATATATTATGGGTTGAAGCTTATAAGCCTCAAACAGTATCGGAATGTATTCTACCAGATCATTTGAAAGAACCGTTTGAATCTTATGTGACTACAGGCAATATACCAAATCTTCTTTTATGCGGTGGTCCCGGCATGGGTAAAACCACAATTGCGAAAGCAATGTGTAAAGAGATTGGCTTAGACTATTTGGTTATTAATGGTTCTCAAGAATCCGGTATTGATTTATTAAGAGTTAAGTTAGAAAATTATTGTAGTAGCGTTTCTTTAATTGGTGGTCGTAAAGTCGTTATTATAGATGAAGCTGATTATTTAAATCCTCAATCTACTCAGCCCGCAATGAGAGGATTTATTGAAAGATTTGCAGATAACTGTAGTTTCATTTTTACTTGTAATTATCTTAATAGAATTATCGATCCTATTCATTCTCGATGTTCGGTAGTTGAATTTAAGGTAGATAAAAAAGAATCTCCTAAAATAGCACAGCAGTTATTAGATAGGATTAAAGTAATTCTTAATGAAAATAATGTAAAGTTCAACGAAAAGGTTATTGTTGAACTTATTATGAAATATTATCCTGATTTTAGAAGAACTCTAAATGAATTACAACGATATAGCACCAGCGGAAGTATTGATAGCGGTATCCTTAGTTTACTTTCCGATTCTGATTTTAACGCTCTTATTAATGCATTAAAGGAAAAGAACTTTACAAAGGTTCGTAAATGGGTTGTTGATACAAGTCATACAGATGCTAGAACAGTATATAGAAAGTTATATGATAATTTGCATGACCATTTGACGCCAGCAGGATTACCACCAATAATTCTTTTATTGGCAGATTATCAATATAAGAGTGCATTCGCTGCCGATCAAGACATAAATCTTACAGCATGTTTAATTGAGATCATGATAGAAGGCCAATGGCAATAAATCCGTTTGATTTTGTAAATGATATTAATTATAAGAAAAAAGATATACTAAGTGACGACTATGATAATCAATTAGAAGGACAATATAAAGCGTTTCTGGTAAATCGATCTTTAAGCTTTAATTTCGATACTATCCTTCAAGCCAATGAAATGAATACCAGAACTCATCTGGATAATAAACTTCAATACCACTATTTGCTAAATATTATCAGACCCAAGAATAGATTTGGTCGATGGTTGAAAGCTGAGAAGTATGAAGCCATAGATTTAATTGTTGAATATTATGGATACAGCCTTCAAAAAGCAAGAGAGGTTGTAGATATCTTCAGTGATGAGGATCTGAATACTCTTAGGCAAGAATTATTTACAGGTGGTTTGAAGGAGAACAATGAGCGCAGAGATAGATTCTCTCGTTGAAATTAAGTTAAAGCAACCCGACGATTTTTTAAAAGTAAAAGAAACATTAACGAGAATAGGTGTAGCATCTAAGAAGGATAAGACTTTATATCAATCTTGTCATATTCTTCATAAGCAAGCTAGATATTATATTGTACATTTTAAAGAATTGTTTATGTTGGACGGTAAACCTTCCAATTTTTCGGATAATGACGCCGCGAGGCGAAATACAATAGTAAATTTATTAGCCGAATGGGATCTGGTACAAAAAGTTAATAATGATGAAATCGATGAAGATAACATAGTTCCAATTAATCAATTAAAGATTATATCTTTTAAGAAAAAAGATGAATGGGAACTAGTTGCGAAATATAATATAGGTAATAAAAAAAATGACG